AGTTACTCCATCAATAGCTGTAGTATGTACTGCTGCTGCTCCTGATTTACTTAATACAAGATTACCTTCCAATGATGTATTACTGGATACTCTGAATGTACCACCTACACCCAGATTACCTGTTAGAGTAGTATTACCTACAATTGTTACATTACCACCAACAAGCATATTCCCACTAACCGAAACATTACCTTCAAATTCGGCTTTACCTGTAGCTAAAAATGTTCCTCCTATAGAAGTATTACCTGCCACATCTAATGTAGATCCAAGACTAACTGCACCAGTTATAGTAGCTGTTCCTCCAAGAGAAGTATTTCCTGCTACGTCTAAAGTAGATCCCAGACTAACAGCACCACTTATTGTAACAGTTCCTCCAAAATTAGAATTACCACTAACTGATACATCATCTTCAAATTCTGCTTTACCTGTTGTAATAAGAGTACCACCTATGGAAACATTTCCTTTTATGTCTCCCGTACCACTTACTGAAACATTAGCATCAAATACTGCATTACCTATTACGGTAACAGTTCCTCCAACATATAAATTACCACCAATAGTGGCATTATTAACTGATATATTTCCTGTAATATTTACAGGAACATTTGTAAGATTAGCTCCATCTCCAAAGAATGCACTTGCACAGCACTGGTTACTTACATGTACATTACCTTTAACAGTAACATTACCTCCAATACATGCATTACCACTAACATCTAATCTACCTCCTATACTTGCATCGGTTGATACTCTAAATGTCCCACCAACACCAAGATTAGCTGTTAAAGTAGTATTACCTGTAATTATGGCAGTACCTCCTAAAGAAGTATTACCAGCAACATCCAGTGTACCTCCTGCTGATACATTTCCAATTACTCCCAGATTACCACTAACTGATACATTACTTCCAAAAGCAGCACTACCATTAACTGTTAAAGAACCGTTTACAATTAAATCAGTTACACTTAAATCACCACTAATCGGAATACCAGTAATATTGGAACCATCTCCAAAGAATGCACTTGCACAACATTTACTGCTTACATGTATATCACCTTGAATACATACTTTACCAGCAACATCCAGTGTACCTCCTATACTTGCATTAGTTGATACCCTGAATGTACCTCCAACACCCAGATTACCTGTCATGGTAGTATTACCTGTAATAGTCACATTACCACCTACATTAAGACCACCAACAAGTATAGTATCACCAGATACACAAACGTCATCATCAAAATCTGCTTTACCTGCAACTACTAGTGTTCCCCCGATAGAAGTATTACCACCAGCATTTAATGAATCTGCTATAGTAACTCCACCTGTAACTCTTAAAGAACTAACACATACATCTCCTTTTATATTTCCATGTATTTCACCACTAACACATAAATCACCAGCAATAGCAACTTTACCAGTAGCTACTTCCAGTGCACTTTTAGTACCATCCCCGGAATATACAGGTTGTAAGGTTGTTTTCACTCCTTCATTTACAAACCCACTAGCAGGTTTAAAAGTAAGTGCACTATCATTGTCCAGAGTTTGAGCTACATCAAGTACAAGATTATAAGTAGATGTATTTACTGTAGTAAGGGTTGATATAGCAGGATCACCTGTAATACTTGTACCCGATACCAACATGCCTACAAGTAGTGTATTAGTTGTATCCACATCATTTACTTGAACAGTTGTTTGAGCTGTAATAGCCCCATTTACATTTCCAGAAATAGCTGTTGCCTGTACAAATAGAACAGACTTATAAGTACTAGATATTAAATTACCAGTTAATTTTGTCATATTGTATTCCAACTCCGATTAGCATCGTCCCATTGTGTTGTATGTGTTGTTTCGGCTAAAGTAGATGGATTGGTTGTTATCCATGTAGCATACTGTTCCCACTTTACTCCTCGACCTGCTGTATAATCAGATCGTGGATTTTCAATAGCAGGGTCATCAGTTACTTCAGGAATCTTATTCTGAGGATTGTTTTTAAGATCAAACTGACCATCAAAATCTTCAGGACAAACAAGTAATCCATAACTATTTAACTGCATTACTCTGTGAGGATATACAAATCCACATATATCACACATTGCCAGAGCATTTTTAGTACTAGCCATTAAACATACCTCAACTTGGGTACAGGTTTTAAAGCTGCTCTTTCCCTATCTTCACTCATAGCTCTTCCAAGCATTTCTTCATAATTTGTTTTTAACATTGCAATTCGACCTTCAGCTACCAACGGTCTTTTCATTGACATAAAATAAGATAAACCAGCAGTTAAGCATGGTAGAAACCGTTTAGGTATATCTGCATTCTGACCAGCAGATTTATCTACATCTTGCATTTCCTTTATAATTTCCATCTGAATCGTATCAGTAGAATTTTCAGGAATAGGCCAAATAGACATTACCGGATAATCTCTTCCCCGTCTGATAGAATATTGCATAGGACGACCTGTCTGTTTTTTATTAGGTATAATAAGATATTGTTCCGGTGTTATTCTTTCCATTTGTATATCTGAATTATCTCTTCCTAGTACAACTGTAAGAGCATCCAGTGTTGAAGAATCCAGATCATAAGCTGTCACACTTACAGCTACAGTTACTGTAGATACAGAAGTTGTCCATAACATTATTCCACGATTCTGCCAATCACTCAACATTAGATTAATAGAACGTCTAGCAGATTTAGGCTCATGACCAAGGGTGTCTTCACCACCAATCATTTCCATTGCTTCCTGAATTACTTCATCTATATCCAGATTAAAGTTATATGTACCTGATACTGCCATTACTCATCCTTACATTTACAATTTCCACAGCCACATTCACAATTCTCATTCTCACAGTGACAACAACAATTACAATCTGAACATTTTTCTATATCTGTCATCTTACATCCCATATAGTTGTTGATTAAGACTTTCTAAAGTACGAGTAGGATCACGTTCAAAGTCGTATAGAAGATTAGTTAATCGTTGTTGATCCGGTAAAGATAATTGTTGTGATCTTTCTCTAGCTATTGGTCTATAACGTCCTTCACCTACATTCTGTAATCCTACATTTTGTAAGAGTTGAGAAAGTCCTCCTGCATCAGAAATTTCTCCTTCTGCTACTGTTTGAGAACTATCATCACCAATCTTTACATCACTCTCAGCTATAGCAAGTCCTGTAATTGGATCACGAAGATTAGCTACATCTCCCTGTCCGAAAGGATTTCCTACAAGAAAACCATCTTCCCAACGAGGTCCGGTAGGAACTGGAGGAGTTTGTAACTGTTCTACAATAGGTTCTTCTGGTATAGTATCCAGAGGATCAGAACGTAGTCCCGGTCTTGGTTCAATTCCGGGCATCGGAGTAAAATCAGAGGCTTGCTTCTCTTGTGTAAGGCTGGGGTCGATAACACCGGGTTGATTCATTATAGGGGATACTGTTGCTGCTACATACGGACCCGTGTAAGGCTGTGGCTGTGGCTGATCCTGTGGAATAACAGAGTGAAACCAAGGCTGTGGCTGTGGTTGAGGCTGTGTAATAGGCATAGGGTAAGGCTGATGTTGAGCTACATTAAAATCACTACCTATTGCTCCTGCAGCAGGTAATCCAGATAATCCTCCAAAGCCTGAAAATGAAGATTGACCTATTTGAGCATAAGGATTTCCTGTTCCCATTCCTCCATATGCAAATTGAGCTAATGGTTGTCCAAATCCTTGTATCATTATTTTTTCCTTTTTGATGTATATTTTACTTTCTTACCTTTACGAGCAGCAGCTTTTTTAGCTTTAGCTATTCCAGCTTTAGTATAAGCATAGTGTCTTCCATTAACTTTCGGCATTATCATTCTCCACTTTTATCTTTTTCTTACTTCCATAAGTATACTTAAACTTTCTATTTATATAATCTACTAACTCACTCCAGTATTCTTCAAAAGTTTTATAATCTTTTCTAACTGGTTTAATCTGGCTATAATCAACTAAGGATGAATCATCGTAACCTTCTTCTACCGATTTATTATATTGTATAAGAAATTCTTTAGTAACCACGAGTAGCTGCACCCCATCCTCTTATTGCACCACCTGCTCGTCTATATACAACCTTACCACCTTTTTTCTTATCAAACACATCATCAGGATTAAATGATTCTCCCT